CGAAGAATTTAACGAGACAGTACAGTCTCCCATTCATGAAGATTTTTCCTATTCTTCTTTCTCAGAGGGTGAGAAGATGAGGATAGATCTCGCTCTTCTATTCACATGGAGAGAGGTTGCGAGGTACAAGAACTCAGTAAATACCAACCTTTTGATTATGGATGAGGTATTTGATAGTTCTCTGGATGGTTTTGGTACTGATGAGTTTCTTAAAATTATCCGTTATGAGATACAAGATGCTAATATTTTTGTAATATCTCATAAAGAATCATTATTTGATAAGTTCCAAAATGTAATTAAGTTTGAGAAATGTAAAGGATTCTCCAGAAAAGTATAGAAAATATACACTAATGTGTTATAATCAAGACAATCTGACTAAATAAATCAGATATCATGGAGGAATTATCATGAAAAACTTGGTATCACGCAACGAGTTAGCAACTTGGGAGTGGAACGAAAAGGTTACAGGGGAGGAAAAGTACGATCAAGTAACAGAATACTTTCAATGTATTACTGAGTGCGACATTCCAGATCATGAAGCTAAACGATTCTGTAGACACATTCTAACTACTACTTAATCATATAAAAAACAACTCAGGAGTTGCCTACCAAAGAACCCCCCGAAAGGGGGGTTTGGTGTGCCAGATGTTAAAGTGGTAGAACCCTCTCAATAATTTTGTTACTCACCACTAAAATGCTCTATAAGTGAATGAGACACCACAATGGTAAATTACGAGATCAAGTCACAACTAGCAAAACTCCTGGCTACTGAGGATCTTGTGGTTGAGAATCGTAATGCCCAAACTGCATCCTTTGATGTTGAGAACAGAGTTCTGACTCTACCAATGTGGGAGAGAGCATCAGGCACTGTCTATGATATGTTGGTTGGTCATGAGGTGGGGCACGCACTCTTTACTCCTAATGATTGGTCTTGGGAGAAGAGAGTTCCCCGTTCTTTTGTGAATGTCACAGAAGACGCTAGGATTGAGAAACTTATGAAACGTAAGTATCCTGGATTAACTAAAACATTTTACAGAGCATACAAAGATCTATCAGAGGAAGACTTCTTTGAACTGAGTGATGTAGATATCAATGAGATGAACCTGGCTGATCGTATCAATCTAAAGTATAAGATTGGAAACTGGGTTGATGTTCCATTCACTGATGAAGAAATGGAACTGGTTGATTTGGTTGGCAAAAGTGAAACCTTTGGAGAAGCAGTATTTGCAGCAGAAGAAGTGTATCGATACACCAAAGAACAACTCAATACACAAACTCCACTACCAAATCTTGAAGAGGTAGTGGAGACACCTCAAGGAAATGGTGAAGAGATTGAGTCTGAAGAAACAGAAGAATCTAATGAAAAAACACTCGATATTCCTGAGATGGAGAGTGAAGATCATAGTGAAGGTAAGTCAATCCAACAACAACCTCAAGAGATAGAACCTGAAGTTACAACTGACGATGTGTTCTCAGAGAATGTATCTGAGTTGAATAGTCCATCAGATCTAACAGGTGGCAACTCTTACTATCAGATTCCTAAGTTGAACTATGATGATATTGTTGTTCCTAACTCTGAGATTCATGAGTTGATTGACGCATATTGGAGAACCTATGTAACTAACGTATTTGAAGAAGCAGATAGTGATTATTCCAAGTTCAAGAAGTCTGCACAGAAAGAAGTCAACTATCTTGTTAAAGAGTTTGAGTGTAAGAAGTCAGCTGACTCATATGCCAGAACTACTACTTCAAGAACTGGTGTTCTGGATTGTACTAAACTTCACACCTACAAGTATAATGAAGATCTCTTCAAGAAAGTATCTGTAGTTCCTGATGGTAAAAATCATGGTCTAGTCTTCATTCTTGATTGGTCTGGATCTATGTGTGATTCTCTTCTGGATACAATCAAACAACTCTATAACTTGGTCTGGTTCTGTAGTAAGGTCAATATTCCCTTTGATGTTTATGCTTTCAGCAACACATACAATCGTGGTGTTCAAGAGTATAAGTTCCACAATGAAGTGGAGAAAGGTAATTTTGTAGTTGGTGGTGACTTCAAGTTAATGCACTTTTTGAGTAGTAAGGTAAACAAAAAAACACTTGATAATCAACTACTTAATATCTGGAGGGTTTGTCGTCAGTTCCGAGTTTACTCATCCTACACTGTTCCACCACAAGTATCTCTTTCTGGTACACCTTTGAACGAATCACTAGTAGCTTTACATACTATTCTTCCTAAGTTCAAAAGAGAGAATCAACTCCAAAAAGTTCAATGTGTAATTCTCACTGATGGTGAAGCACATCAACTTTACTACTTTGACTACTACACTGGATACTACGATAAAAAGGAACAGTTAGCTCCCCGTCAATGTAGAGGTATGAAAGGTTATCTTCGTAATCGTAAGACTGGATACACTTATCAGATTGGTTATCAGTATTGGGATTTTACTGACATTCTTCTCAAAGATCTCAAACAATCTTTTCCTGATACGAACTTCATTGGTATTCGTCTCGTAGCTCCCCGTGACTTTGCTACCTTCCTTAGAAGGTACGGTTTCCTAAGTGAACTAGATCTAAAGAAAGCACGTAAGGAGAAGAGTTATAATATTCAAGGATCTGGATACGATGCATACTTTGCAATGATCCAGAACGGTCTCTCCTCAGATACAGAGTTTGAGGTTGAAGATGAGGCAAGTAAGACTAGAATCAAGTCAGCATTCATGAAGTCACTTAAAGCTAAGACTCTAAATAAGAAGGTTTTAAGTAAGTTCATGGATTTGGTTTGTTAATGTTACTCACCTCCAAATTGCTCAATTACTGAAGAACCTTATTATCATGTCTCTGTCCACTGAATACATTGTTGAATCTCTCCAATCACTTTACGGCGAATCCGTAACCACTGGTGATATTAGAGCCTGGTGTGCAATGAATGGTTGTTCCTATCCAACTGTAACTAAAAAGATCTCTGATTATAAATCAGGTCGTGGTAAATGGGAACTCACTGTTCAAGAAATCAAAGAAGAACTAGAAGAAACATATACAGCACCATCAGTAGAAAATCACATTGATCAGGATTTAGTTCCAACAAAAGATGATACTTTCGTCCAGTTTGGTAACTTCACTGATATTAAAAAAATTATTAAGTCCAGTCTATTCTATCCAACGTTCATTACGGGTCTTTCGGGTAACGGTAAGACGTTGGCTGTCGAGCAGGCTTGTGCGGTACTCAAGAGGGAGTTGATCCGTGTCAATATTACTATCGAGACTGACGAAGATGATCTTATTGGTGGCTTTCGTCTTATTAATGGCGAAACTGTTTGGCATAACGGTCCTGTCATCGAAGCTCTTCAACGTGGAGCAGTATTACTTTTAGATGAAGTTGATCTAGCATCTAATAAGATCCTATGTCTCCAATCTATTCTGGAAGGTAAGGGTGTATTTCTCAAGAAGATTGGTAAGTTTGTTCAACCCAAAGATGGTTTTACTGTTATCGCAACAGCAAACACCAAGGGTAAAGGTTCTGAGGATGGTAGGTTTATGGGGACCAACGTTCTCAACGAAGCCTTCTTAGAAAGGTTCTGTGTAACCTTTGAACAGGATTATCCTACTCCTCAGGTAGAAACTAAGATCCTCGGTTACTTGTGTGATGATAGTAAGTTCTGTAAGCACTTGGCTGATTGGGCTGATATCATTCGTAAGACTTTCAATGAAGGTGGTATTGATGAGATTATCAGCACCCGTCGTTTGGTTCACATCGTCAAAGCGTATTCAATCTTTGAAGATAAGACCAAGGCTATCGGAGTTTGTCTCAATCGTTTCGATGATGAGACCAAACAATCTTTCATCGAACTTTATGATAAAGTTGATGTAGAATTTCAAATGAATGAACTGGAAGATCAAATGTATGTTGAAGAAACCCCTGAATTCTGATATACTAATTATGAACGCATGGTCGCTACTTTATGAGGAACTTGACATGAGCAAAAACATTGAAGAGGGGAATTCCCAAGATTTCTGGGTGGAGGATGGATACAGTCTTGTAGGAAATCCATACATCACTGGTTCACCTTCAAATGATACTATTAACTTTTCATCAACTGTTATTGGTGGTGGTATTCTAGGAGGAGAAGGTGAAGATCACATCTCTTTCGTAAATCCATCGATTGCCTATACTACAGAGATTCCAAATAGTATCCCTGACTTCCAAACAACAAAGACTAGATGGAAGTATGATGAGGAGAAGATCCTCAAAGAATTGTCCGATTATATTTCTGGTACATACAACCAACATTATTCTGCTGGTACTGATAGGGTACAGACACTTGATCTCATTGAAGCCTGTGGTGACGGTGAATCATTCTGTCGATCCAACATCCTAAAGTACGCCTCTCGTTATGATAAG